GTTAAGGTAAACAAACCAAAGAAAAAATAAAAATGGATATAATCGATAATAAATATCTAGTAGTAAAAACGAGAACCCCAGAACGAATAACAGAAACAATAGCAGGTAGCGAAGTAATAGGAGAGAACGAAGGCGTACATGCAGTACTAGTTAACTGGACATTGGAAGATGCCCAGAAGCTTAAGCGCCTTAAGTTTAAGAACGTACCCTCACCTATCAACCGTGACTATTCGTGGCCGGGTGTGTTCCCTCCAATGGAGCATCAACGTGATACTGCGTCGTTCCTCACGATAGCCAAACGGTCTTTCTGCTTTAACGAACAGGGGACAGGCAAGACTGCGGCAGCTATCTGGGCTTCAGACTATTTGCTGAATCAAGGCAAAATACACCGCGTATTGATTGTCTGTCCTCTATCTATCATGCAGTCCGCGTGGCAGGCTGACCTATTTAAGTTCGCTACTCACCGCAAGGTTGGGATTGCACACGGTATACGTGAGAAACGTAAGCAGGTTATACAAGGTCCTTACGAATACGTTGTCATAAACTATGACGGCATCGAAATCATTCAGAAAGAGATTAGAGCAGGTAAGTTTGACCTAGTCATAATCGATGAAGCCAATGCGTATAAGAACGTAAGCACTAAGCGCTGGAAGGCTATGCAATCCTTACTCGGCCCCGACACGTGGTTGTGGATGATGACAGGTACACCAGCTGCTCAGTCTCCCGTAGACGCTTACGGCCTAGCTAAACTATGTGTCCCCGAGAATGCACCACGTCACTTTGGGCAATACAGAGACAGTGTACTACAACAGCTAACTCGGTTTAAGTGGGTCCCAAAGCCGAATTCATCTGCGGTCGTGCACAACATGCTTCAACCTGCTATTCGGTATACTAAGGAAGAATGCTTAGACTTACCCGACTTAGTATTCGTTGAGCGTCAAGCACCGTTATCATCACAGCAACTCAAATACTACAAGCACATTAAAGAGCAGTTCGCTATGACCGCTAGTGGTGAGGAAGTGTCCGCAGTAAACGCAGCTGCCCAACTAACTAAGCTATTGCAGATATCATGTGGCGCGGTGTACAGCGACAGTGGCGCAGTAGTAGAGTTTGATGTGTCCAACCGATTACATGTAATCGAGGAAGTAATCAACGAGGCTAGTCACAAGGTACTCGTGTTCGTGCCGTTCAAGCATGCGATTAACTTACTGCATGACCACTTAAAGAAAGCACACATTAGCTGTGATGTGATCTCGGGTGATGTATCAGTGACACGTCGTACGGACATATTCCGTAGGTTCCAAGAGTCACCAGACCCACAGGTACTTATCATACAGCCACAGTCAGCAGCCCACGGGGTTACATTGACCGCAGCTAACGTAGTAATTTGGTACTCGCCTGTAACGTCAATCGAAACATACTTGCAAGCAAACGCCCGTATCAATCGTAAGGGGCAGAAGAATTCAATGACCGTAGTTCACATTGAAGGCAGTAGCGTAGAGCGCAAATTGTATAAGATGCTAACGCAAAAACTAGGTGTACATAACCAGCTAATTGATTTATATAATAGCGAAATAAATACTTGACACAGTATACTTAGTGTAGTCTAATTAGAAAACGGACAAAGAGCCGTATGATTAACTAACCAAAATGAGGAACCACAAATGGATGCAGATGCAGAATCACTTGTCTCCGCGTATATCAATATACGTGACGAACGAGACAGAATAATTAGTCAACAAAAACAAGCACTTAAAGAGCTTGAATTACAATTAGAAGCCGTCAGTAAAGCCTTGCTAGAAATATGCAAAGAGAATAAACTAGATGGTTTCCGCACCGACTTTGGCACCGTTTCACAAATCACTAAGACCGAATACTGGACTAATGATTGGGACTCTTTATACAGATTTATTAAAGAAAACGATGCATTTCACTTACTTCATAAACGGGTTAACCAATCCGGTATGAAGGAGTTTTTAGAAGAAAACCCTGATTTACACCCTGCAGGATTAAATGTAGACCAAGAGTATTCTATTCGCGTAACTCGCCCACGTGGCGCATAAGGAGCAGTACAAATGAGTGACTTAACAATTTTCCAAAACAATTCAGTACCCGATTACTTACGTGATGTAGGCGTATCTGACCTTACTAAATCCTTGCTTAGCAATTCTGGTGGTGGCGGTGGTAGCAAACGTATCTCACTTCGCGGTAAGAAGTTCCGCTTAGTCGTTGATGGCGAAGAACTATCTACATTAAAAGCTGAGTCATTAGACGTAGTAATTGTGAATGCTACTAAAGACATTTCACGTACTTTCTATTCTAAAGCATACGACCCTAAAGCAGATGCAGTTCCACCTGACTGCTGGTCTAAAGATGGCGTAGCACCTGACCCAACTGCATCTACAAAACAAGCTGCTAAGTGTGATGGTTGCCCACAAAACATTAAGGGTTCTGGTCAAGGTAATAGCCGTGCTTGCCGCTTCTCTAAACGTCTAGCTATCGCACTTGCTGATGATGTTGCTGGTGGCGTGTATCAACTAACCTTACCATCTGCATCTATCTTTGGTGACGGTGAGAAAAACCAAATGCCGTTCAACAAGTTTGTTAAATACGTTGGCTCACAAGGCTACAGTATTGATACGCTAGTAACGACTATGTCCTTTGATGAAGACAGCGATTCACCACGCGTGTACTTCGATGCTAAACGATTCTTAAATCAAGAAGAGTACGCAGCTACATCTAAGTTAGGTAAGTCACAAGAAGCTATCAATGCAATCACAATGACTGTATCTCAGACTGACCACGTATCTGCTCCTGCAATCGCAGCGCCGAAACCAAAACTAGTAGCACCTGCTATGGAAGAGGAAGAAGCAGAACCAACCGTTCGCAAATCAGCTAAGACAGAAGATAAGCCAGTGTCTTCTAAACCTGATTTAGGTGACATCTTAAGTAAGTTCGCAAAAGTAAGTACAGCAGTAGATGATGAATAAAGATAATCGAGGCTACAGTAGTCGTATCGTGAGTGCTAATTCACTTGCGAGTATCGACAGCCTCGGTGTTCTTCTAGGTAGGTACTGCATTGTTAACGATATCCCAGCTAGTGAGGTATCCGAAGCAATGTCAGTATCGAAGATGACTGTATACAAGTGGTTCACTGGCAAAACAATACCACGCAAGTCACAGGAAGAACGTATCCGAGACATGATTTCAGACTTAATACTTATATAAACAACGAACGGAATTCTTATGGCAACTACAGACCTATTAGGGCAAGTACTAGATGGGCAGGGATGGTACTGCATCGTCGGCTTAAAGGCTGGTACTCCGAAGCAGGAGTTTGTTGCTACATTGGAAGAAGCATCAGATTCAATTGAGATACTACTCAAACAAAATTATGATGTTTACTTTGCTTGCGCCAAATACGAAACCGAAGGTAAACGCACTCAGGATAATGTGAAATCCCTGAAGTCGTTTTGGTTAGACGTAGACTGTGGTGTAGGCAAACCGTATGCAAATCAAGCAGAAGGCATCGAAGCACTATACAAATTCTGCGGTGAAGTATCATTACCTATTCCTACTATCGTTGATTCAGGTAGGGGTGTCCACGCATACTGGGTACTGGAACAGGCTGTTGATAAAGCATCGTGGAAACCTGTTGCAGAAAGAATAAAGCAACTGTGTGCGGAACATAAATTCGAAGCTGACGCTGCGGTTACGTCTGACGTAGCACGGATACTTCGTGTACCAGAGACGTTCAACTACAAGAGCAATCCACCGCTCCCAGTTAGTATTGTTTATACGTCAACAAGTATTACCTATGACGAGTTCAAACACGCTGTCGGCGCGTTGCTTACACCTATTGGGGATTTCCAATTTACCCGTAAGCCAAACGCATTGACTATGTCGTTGATGGGCAACAAAGAGTCTAGGTTCTACACAATCATCGAACGAACAATGGAAGGAGATGGTTGTAATCAGTTAGCACATGTAATACAGAATGCAGCGACAATCAGCGAGCCACTATGGCGAGCAGGGTTATCAATCGCTAAGTTTTGTAACGATAACGAACAAGCTATTCACATTGTGTCTGACGGTCATCCCGACTATACAAAAGAAGCAACAGAAGCAAAGGCTGCAATTATCCAAGGACCTTACAAGTGCGATAAGTTTGACGCACTAAACCCAGGGATATGTAGTGGCTGCAAATATAACGGTAAGATTAAATCACCTATTGTTTTAGGCAACGAAGTCGTAGCGTCAGACGATACGCATGTAGTGGCATCAGATAAAGCCGGTGCCGTAACTGTGTATGACATACCACCTATACCAGACCCATACTTTCGGGGCAAGGTTGGCGGTATATACAAGATGCCTTTCGACGAGGAAGAAGAATCAGTACTGATTTACGCTCACGACTTGTTTGTGGTCAAACGACTTAATGACGAATTCAAAGCTGGGGAATGCTTGCTCATAAGGCTGCATCTACCTAGAGATGGAGTACGCGAGTTTACAATGCCCGCATCAGATATTGGGTCAAAAGAAAAACTAAGAGAAAGGTTGGCACACTACGGCGTTATCGCAATGCCTAAGTCTATGGATCATATTATGGCTTACGTCATATCCTGTGCTAACGAATTACAACATAAATACGAGGCAGAAATTATGAGAAACCAATTTGGATGGGCCGACGATGACAGCAAAATCATCTTAGGCACTAAGGAAATAAGCGCCGATGCAACTCGGTATAGCCCACCGTCAGCAGCTACTGAGAAGTTAGCTAGATGGATGGAACCAAAAGGCTCCCTAGAAGAGTGGAAGAAAATAGTAAACGTGTATGACATGCCTGGCTTTGAGCCACAAGCATTCGGTTTCTTTGCTGGATTCGGTGCGTTGTTCATGAAGCACATTCACTTACGTGGTGCCATCATTAACTTGATTAACAGTGAGTCAGGTACCGGTAAGTCAACCGTATTAAAGATGTGTAACTCAATCATTGGGCATCCTGACGAGTTGATGTCACAGTGGAAAGACACGCACAACCACAAGATGTTCCGACTAGGTCTGTTTAACAACTTTGCATTTACGTGCGATGAAGTTACTAAGATGACAGGCGACGAGTTCTCAACCTTTGCATATGCTATCTCACAAGGTCACGGTAACAACCGAATGAAAGCAGCAGAGAACGAGGAACGCAAGAACGACACCACGTGGTCTACTATCGGACTATGCAGTTCTAATGCGTCCTTCTACGACAAGCTACTATCACTCAAGTCTACCCCTGATGGCGAGATGATGCGTCTGATTGAGTACAAAGTTAGTAGGACTGATAACCTTACCAAAACTCAGGCCGACGACATATTCGGCGGGTTGTACGACAACTACGGATGGGCAGGTCCAATATTCAGTCAGTGGGTTGTAGGCAACTTGTCATCTGCATTAGAAGTACTAGAAGGTGTGCAGAAACAGATTGACGAAGCTGCGGGATTAACTAGCCGTGAGCGGTTCTACTCAGGTACCATAGCTGCAATCATTACAGGTGGTCTAATCGCTAAGCACATTGGTCTGATTGATATTGACGTAGCACGAGTTCGTGATTGGGCTATCAATATGATTAAGAACATTCAGAATAATGTTAAGGCACCAGACATCACAGGTGACAGCACACTGGGTGAGTTCATCAACGAGCATTGGTTCAGCGTGTTAGTAATTAACAATGAAGCAGACCAACGTACTGGTATGCATGCAATGCCGATTCTAGAACCACGCAGGGAACTG